GATTGCCTTTTATGCTCATAAGTTTTTAGTTTGGTTTTTCAAACCTACAAAAAAAGTATTGAATAACAATACTTTAAGGAGTAAAATATAAATCAGCTTCTTTTATTCTACGATTAGTTAAGCCTTTCAATGCAACACCGTTAGCCTTGTTCCATCGTAAAAATTCGTTTCTAATAGTTATATCGTTTGGGTTTACATTTACCTTTTTTAAGAGAGTAGAAGAAGCTAAAGCTCCCGAACCTACATTGTAGGCAAAGGATGTTAAAGCGTTTAGTTGATTTTGAGTAATTGGCTTTTTAACTAAATTCATAACTTTACGAGCAAACCTATCAGCGTTTAATTGTAGTAACTCCTCTGCACGTTGTTTAGTGATTGGTGGATCTGACATTAAAACTTTTTTGTTATTCTCATAAAAGGTATTCCCATATCCAATAGTCGGCACTTTTGCTGAACATAAATATGGTTTAAGCCTTAACCCTTCAAATAATTTTATCAGGTCGTATCCTTCTTTATTCAGTTTCATTTTTTTTATTTTTTTCCATTAACCACCATCTTCGAGTAGTATATCCAATAGCTAATAATAATGAAAAAATCTTTAATCCTAATTCAACATTTGAAAAAGAGAAACTAATTAAAAAACCATTTACAAGTAAAAGTTTTATGTCGTGTGCATTATTCATTTTTATGTTTTTATTTTAGCTACTATATCAGTAAATCCTTGAATGCCTATATAAGCAGTCGCAACAATTACCCAGTCACTTGATGTTATATTAGTCATAAACAACCCAACACAAGCCACAAAAAAAACTAATAACTTGCGGGAAATCCATTTGTTTAATAACCTATCTAAAGTTTCTTTACTCATTTGGTATTATTATAGGTTTTGGAACATATTCTCCTTGCGGTAAACTCAACAAGTATTCCCATTGTGTATTTAATATTGTTTCTTTGTCTTGGTCTGATAAAAACAAAAACCAAATATCGTTTATGTCTTGCACACAATTAAAAAACTCGTAAGGTGCATAAAATACTCCTTGTATTTCTTCCTTTTGCTCTATTGTTAAAATATATCCTTCCATTATACTTCTCGATTTAGGCTTGTGTTAAACGCTTGTACTGAAATATAAAAGTTTAATGCTTGGGTGTCTGTTAAACCATCTCCTATTGATGCAAAAGCATATTGTCTGTTGGCAAATTGCGAAGCAGTACCACCCAAATTAGCAGCACCTAAATAATATGTTCTATTAACTGTTGCAATGTTATCTGTATTTGTATATGTTGCAGTTCCTTCTTTATTACCATTTTTCCAACCATTTAAAACTACATTAGAAGTCCTATTTGTAACAAAAAAACCTTGTGAATTTAAATTTGTAATAGATAATGTTTTGCCAATAGTATAATCATAAGCACGAGAGACAAATGAATTTGAATCTCTTGTATATAAAACGTTTAAAGGAATAAATGAAGGTCCATTTGCTGACAAACCAATATCTGCAAATACTCCATTTGAGTTAGTTCTTGAATAAATTGAAATGTGGTTATTATTATTAGTAATATTAGTACTTGCATTTAATGCCGTATCCATATACGCACTCGTTCCATTTGGAGTAATTCCATTACTCGCAAAAGTCCAACCACTTGTAAAAGTACCCGTAAAACTTGACGATTTTAAGTTCTGCGCACAAGCTGCTGCACTTGCCCCTACCATTGGATAAATAGCTTTCATAGAATTCCAAATATTATTAGCTTTCATTTGAACAACAAGTGTATCAATAGCTTCTTGCTCAATAATTGTTAAAGTTCCACCAGCTACCGCTACTCTATTAAAAAATTCTTGTGCATCTTCATCAAAAGTTATACTTTGTATAATTGCAGAAATTTGTCCAGTTCTTGTTTTAAAATCAAACCTACCCATTACGAAATACGATTTACATATCCTACAATATTAATAACATTTGCAGAATTTGCAAAAGCAGTAATTGTTCTTGCTGCTGCTCCAGTACCAGTTAAAATTGTACCCGCAACACATATAGTTAAACCAGCTTTAGAAGGAATTAAAAGAACAATATTTTGGTCGGGTGCAGTTGTAGAGCCATATTCTATTGTTAATGTTACGGCAATATTTGAAGTGTTAGTAGCATAAAGCCAAACTTCATCTATTACAGATGCACTTGTACCAGTTGCGTGTATTGTTGTTCCCGTTGTTGCAGTTGCTACTACTTTAATAGGCATTCCACCCGTTGAACCGCTTAATATTTGTTTACTTATTGGCATAATTTTTTATTTTATTTATGAATATACTTGACTTAATAGAACTACTTGTAATTCGTCTGGCTTATTATTAAATGCACTCCAATCTGTTGAACTTAATGCACCTCTATTTGATGCACTTGCAGTTGGTAAATTAAACGTATGTGTGTCAGTTACTGAACTAATTGCAAAATCAGTTCCACTTGTTCCTACTGATAAATTTTGTACTTGTGCAGTCAGTCCGTTTAATGCAGTTAAACCAGTTGAAAATGTTGTTATAACTTGGCAAAGATGATTATCTTCTGTGTGAAGTGTAATAGTTCTACCGCTATGAGTAACATATATTCTAACTGCTAATCTATCAGTTGCTAATAATGTGGTTTGTGGAACTGCTAAAGCACTAAAATAAGCCTCTATATTTGTGCCGTCTGTTATTAATCTTGGAGTAGCTGAATTACTTGCTATTAAAGATAAAGTTGTTCCATTCCATTTATATAATTCAACGTAAAATGATGGACTTCCACCACCACTCGAAGCACTAAAATAAGTTTCAAAGTTCCAATTTCCCGCTGGTATTTCTAATTGATTAGGAACATTTGCATCTGTAATAAATGATTGAATATATCCATTTGCATTTATTGTAAAATCAGTACCAGCACCTAATATTGGTGTTCTGTCCATTTCTCTAAATGCAACACCGCCTATTGTGCCTTGAGATACACTTCCATTTAAATAAAATGATACAGAAGCACCACCGCCACTACCACCACCGCCAGTAATATCACTTAAAAAAGCTAAAGTTCCATCACCATCTTGTAAAGTATATTTTCTACTTGCCGTTAATTCAGTAGTTGAAATACGAGCCATAATAGCACCATCTTTTGAAAGTACTGTCTGTCCATCTTCATCAGCAGTTGCAGAATTACCTAATAAATTTACGTTATTAAAAGTATTAGTAAATCCAGCTTCATAACCTAAAGCATTTACTGAATTTCCTGTATTTTGATACCCTGCTAGATTACCAATAGCATTAACTGTACTACCTGTATTTAGTGATGCAGCACCCGAACCAAAAGCATTAACATTCTCTCCTATATTACCCCCTGCGGCTTCTTGACCAAAAGCATTGAGCCATCTTCCTGTATTACCCGAAGCAGCATCACTACCAAAAGCATTAACTGAAAAAGCTGCTGTATTACCATCTCCTGCACCTGTTCCTTGAAAGTTAAGACCATCAACTAAATCATGATTGTTGTCTAATACTTCTTGAAGTGTTGGAGTACCGCTACTTTGTAAAACCCAAACCGCAGCTCCTGTTGTATCATCCGTACAAACATAAACATCGCCATCGTCTAAAATCCAACGTGAATCAACAACAAAGCCTTTAGTATCGTCATCATTTACTGTTGGTGTAGTTGTAAAGTTATGAGATACTTCACGAATAGTAAATCCATCACCACCCATAACATATAATCTACCCGCTTCCCATTTCAATTCGTAATCAACTGCACATCTCAAAGCAATACCTTTAGAACCACCAAGACCTGCATCGGTTGTCCCTTTTTTTAAGTTTGCCCCATTGTCTAATACTATTTTATCACCATCGCTAATAGATATATCAGTACCATCGGTAATATTTCCTAATACTAAAGTTTCTGCAAGTGTTCCAGCTGAACCTGCTAAATTTACAACCGGATTTAAAGGATCAGTATTATCAACTGCACTACCGGTTACAGTTTGAACTCCAACCTCTGCCACTATTGGTATTCCAACAGCTAACTGCCAATGGTCTGTTAAACTCATAACAGCATTTAGTTCATCCGTACAAATAACATCAGGATAGCCGTTAATGTTTAAATAAGTACCTGGACCACATAAAAAGAAGCCTGGTAATTCTGGAACATCCGGCAACTGTTGGCCATCGGTAACTGATATCGCAATATAACCAACTCCACCACTTACACCAATAGCAGTAGCAACTAAATCAACTAACTCTTGAATAGTAGCAGATTTTAAATCAGTCCCTACGGTATGAGGAAATAAATTTGTTAAACTTAACGCTTCATCAGGTAGTTGGTCAACTCTAATCGTTGTAATTAATTCGGGATTTATTGCCATATTTTTATAATTTCATTATTTTTAACAATACCATGTAAGGTTGCATATTTTTATTAATTCCACTTACACCTGTGCTTTCAGTTACATAAGTTCTGCCCGTTCCCGTTCCGTCGTTTAAAGTTGCAAAAGTATCTCCAGCACCACCCCCTAATATTGCAACGTTGTGAGTGTGTTCAACTACAACAGCATTTTTACTCCCGCCAATAGCTTTAATAACACTATAATTAGTGCCATAACCAATAGAAACTAAACCATCTAAATTTGGAGTGCCGTTTTGCCCATTACAAATAGCATAACCCTCGCATAATTCAACACCTAATCCTGTTCCGTCAAAATTATCATCAATATAAGCTTGTGAAACCCATAAATCTTTAATCTCAAATTGAAAAGCAGTAGCGTTTATATTTATAAAATTTACTAAATCTTGACCGGTTACTTGTTGTAAATCAGTTCCGTTTTCAACTCCCATTTTAGAAGTTAAATCTATTGTTCCTATTGGTAACTCACCAACACGAATTGTGGTTATATCTGCCGGATTTATTGCCATCAGTCTGTTGTTTTAATAATTAAAGTTGCCGTTGTGTCTGTTGTTATTATTACATCCGGATCACCATCATTTAATACAAATTCTCCTAATCCTCTTGTTTGTGGTATTCCATAACCAACCATTGAACCGCTAAAGGTTAAAAAATCATCAACTGATGAAGCTTCCGAAATTTCTGTAATGTAGCATTTACCATAATCAACTGTTGGGAATGTTGTGCCTTGTATCTTCCAATCCAATAATATTTTAGAACGTTTTAATAGTTTTAGTTTATCATAAGATGCAACCGTAAAAGTTCCACCCGCTACAGCTGAATTGACTTGTATTCCTTCAAAAGATATACTATACCCTTGCATCATAGGTCGTGAAGTACTCCATCCATCGTTATCTCTTGTGGTTGTAGATAGCATTTCGGCATTTTCAGAAAGCGAATTACTTGTTAAACAGCCAATCGGCAACCAGTTTCCTTGTTGTTTAATATACAAAATCCTATCGTTGCCATTGTAGAAATCCATTAAAAGTAGTTTTAATTACTACAAATGTAGTAAAAAATATTCTTTGTTTATAATCGTTCTAAATAAATTTTATTACATTTGTACATATAAACAGTACCAATGGTAAAAAATAGAATAGCTTTAGCTTGGGATGTATTAACCGGGGCAAATAAAAACTTATTTAACGAAAGCATTTATAAATTAGTCGGAGGCCTAACTTCCACCTATAACACTACTTTAGAAACTTTAATAACAAAAGGTTACGGAGAAAACCCTGATGTTAATGCAATAGTAAATCAACAAGCATCGAAAACAACATCAGTTCCTTATTGCGTTAAAAAAATAGACGATAAAGAGGCTTATAAAAAGTTAAAAAAATATCCTAACAATCCAACATTTCAACAAAAGTTAGCAATAAGTAAACTTAAACGCAAAGCATACGAAACTGATACCGAGTTGCCAATGCCTTTAGAACGACCTAATGTTAACCAAACATGGAACGATATATTTTTCTTATACAAAGTATATCTTAAAGTTTGTGGTAATGTTTATTTATATAAGCAAACAATTAGCGAAGGAGCAAACGCAGGAAATCCATTGCAACTTTATATCCTTCCTTCTCATTGGATGCAAATAGTATTGAAACCAAACGCAGCTTTAATGAGTATTGAAAACCCTATTGATTATTATATTATGCAACAAGGGAATCAATTAATAAGATTTGATGCTGCTGATATAATCCACATAAAACGATCCAATCCGTTTTATAATCAAAGTGGAACACATCTTTACGGTTATAGCGAATTAATGGCCGCTATTAGAAATATTAATAGTTCTAATAATGGAATAGATAACAATTCTAAAACAATGCTTAACAGCGGAGTTTATGGCTTTATTCACGCTGGTGATGGAGCAACACCATTAACAGCAGAGCAAGGCCAATCTTTAAAAGAAAGACTTGTTGAAATGGATAACGATAGCACAAGACTTTCAAACATTGCCGGAGCAAGTGCAAAATTAGGATTTACACGTATTTCACTTACAACCGATGAACTTAAGCCTTTTGACTATTTAAGTTATGACAGACGCACTTTAGCGAACTGCCTTAACTGGAATGTTGATTTGTTAAACGAAGAAAAGAACGGCAGCGGATTTGGTGTTGATACCATGAACGAAGCGCGTAAAAGAGTTGTTACAGATAATATCAAACCCGATTTAGATTTATTAGCGGAATACTTAAACCTTGAATTTATACAAAAGTTTAAAGGTTATGAAGATGCCGAGATTGAATGGGATATTTCAGAACTACCGGAAATGCAAACGGATATGGAAACAATGTCTAAATGGGTTAACTCTGTTCCTTTGACATTAAACGAAAGAAGAGAAGTTTTCAACTATGAAGAAATTGACGATGAGATGATGAACGAAGTTTATATCCCTACCGGAATAGTCAACTTAAACGATCCAACACTTAACACGTTAATGGATGGACAAACTACGCTTTAGACAAGAAGTACAAGCCTACCGAATAGTTAGAAGGAATGTTATTAAAATAGTTAACGCTATTCCTTTTAATAATATGTCTAAACTGACTTATGAATTTTTAATTTATTCAAACGTAACCGAAAGCCAAATAAAAGAAATGTATAAAGAGATTTATACTACTTTAGGCAATCCACAATATAAGCGTATTAAAAGAAGCATTAAAGCCGATATTACTTTTGAAAGTATTATACAAGCTTGGATTAACTCAAATTTAGGCTATCGTATTGTTTCAGTTCATCAAACTTTAATTGAAAGTATAATTGCTGTTATTGCTAAAGGATATGAAGATAATATTTCGGTTGCTGATATTACTCGGAACTTGCAAAACAAATTTGGATGGTATAAATATCAAGCGTTACGAATAGCACGAACTGAAACTACAACTGCAACTAATTTCGCTACTGTTGTAGCTGCACAAAACTCCGACTTTGTATTAGAGAAAACTTGGATAAGCGTACAAGATAACAGGACCAGAAGACCGCCTAAATCTGTTTATGATCATTTAGATATGAACGGAGTTAAAGTTGGCCTTAATCAGCCATTTTTTACAAGTGGCGAAGAAATAATGTATCCAGGTGATCCAAGTGCAAAGGCAGGAAATGTAATTAACTGCCGATGCAAAGTGGTGTTTACTGTTAAAGAAGATGAAAACGGATTACCAATAAGAAAAACTATCCTTTAATAGTTGGTTTAACTGTATTATTTCCATAATCAGGACTTACTGTATATTGAATGTCTGCAATGTCAGTATTATAAAACTCTAATAACTTAACTTGTGATTTATTAGTTTTATAATCATAATCATATTCTATTGGCATAAATAATCCCGATATATTATCAATAGTTATAACTGACATATAAGGTATCTCGCCTAATATAGAACCCGAAAATACTTTGATAGGATTTGATTGTATTCTTAAATCATCCATAGCTGAAATCCCTAACAATGGCAGATTTTCAAATTTATCTTTACGAGTCCAATTTGTTGTTAATTCTGTTAAATCTTCTTTGTAAATTGATCCAATTAAAGACGATATTCCATCGCCATTAAATACTTTTTGATTTTCTTTAGTTATTGAGCTTGGTGGCTCTGAACGAGTAACTGTGTGAAATTCTCCAACTATTCCTGATTTCGCAATTTCATTATTCAAAAGCTGTACATAAGTGAAATTTGATATTCCTGTTCTTTGAATTAATGGCGGTGTATAAATATATGGTTTAGGGCCATATATTGTTATTGTAACATCGCAATCATCAATCAAAGGAGGTAAAACTAATTCATAGTTTAAAAACAATTCACTTGTTTTATATTCACCAAAAGCAAAATTTCTTTTATAATTAGTTGTAGTCCACTCATCATTATTATTTAAATAATAACCATCACTTGTAGAAATTTGAAAGAAAAAAGTTTGTCTAACGTTTTTACTTGACAATTTTAGTCTAAAACTTAAAATTTCATCTTGTGTAAATGGAACAGGTGTTGAAGTTAAAACTTCATAAATTCCATCATAAACTTGCGCTCCAATTTTTAACCCTGAATTTAATCCATCATTAATAATACCTAAAACTGTAAGTCCATCTTCTATAATTGGTAAATCTGGATTTGTTGTCCAATCTTCAAAAACCATATCTTCATCATGATTTAAATTTGGATTTAAAACTAATCCTTCTAAAAAGCCATATTGATAATTCAATCGATATGCCGATATTGCACCTTTAACTTCTATTTGTTGATTGCCATCACAATGATGAGGATAAAAGTTATTTATCTGACTTCCTAAAACAGCATTTAAATTCTTTGTAAAAGTTGTATTAGTATCTTGATTTATAAAAGTAGTGTAACCATTTAATTGCAAATCGTTAGGTCTATAAATCCACCAATTAGCATCCTGTTGTGTTATAACTGCTGAAAACAAATTTAGCATCGAAGTTAACACCTCGTTGCAGTCCATTATAACAATATCGTTTTGGTCTTTTATAAAACGATCTGCATTTACATAAATATCTTTTAAAATATTTGTTCCGGCATAACCAACATAAGCAACTTCTGTACTGGTGTTAATTGTTAATGATAATCTTGTTCTATCTAAACAACCTTTTATAACATCATATACCGACATTTTACCGGTAAACCTTAAACCATTAGTTTGAACAAAAGATAAGTCTTTTAAAGCACCTAAAATGTCGTTACTTTCAATGTTAACATACCAAGCATCATTAACGTAACTTTGTTGGCATCCATCCGGTTTAATATATCCTTCAAATATTATTTGACCTGCTTTTAATAATTCAGTCTTATAGGTAAATTCATCTTCAAGTAAAAACTCATCAAAGGTTAATGTTTGATTTGCCTCTAAAGATAATTCTAAAGCTGTGCCTCTAATTGGACTTAATATAGTGTCAACACTTGATTTTTTAAGTGTGAATGTTCCATATATTTCAGATGCAGTACCTTGAAAATTGTTTTTATAAATATTTAGTGTATAATCATCAAAATATAAATAATACTTTAAATTACTTCCTGAAGGCTCTACATCTTGTGTAGTTATTGTTATGTTTTCGTTTAAATCTTCACCAATGGTAACAACAGCATCCGCTTGGATTAATACTTCAATAGTGTTATTAACTAAACTATAACTTATTAAATCATTTATATAGTTTTCACGTAAATAACTCAATAATATTTGTAATGTTTCGTCTAAAGAAATGCCTATTGCTAATTGATAATCTTCATCAGGTGTATCTCCGTTTGCAATAAAATCAATTCTAACTCCATTTAGTCCATTGGTGTAATAAAGTACTAAATCATTTACCGTAATATCATAACTAAAGCCAACTACATCAATAATCGGCTGTGCGCTAAAATCTATTATTATTTTTTTTGCCATTATCCTAAACCTAAAGTTCCTCCTAAACGTCTATTAGCATTAATTGTATTGCTTAACACTCCGATAAGTTTTTGTCCGGATATTTCAAAAACTACCGTTCCACCGCCACCGCCACCACTAAATCCACTTGACGTAAAACTTTGATTGTTTGCTCCTGCACCAGATGAACCGGAAGCACGACCACCGCCACCGCCCATTGAATTACCTATTGAAGATGATTTAGAAGCAAAAAACGAACCTAAAGCAATTAAAGCTACACCCGCACCAATAGCAGCATAAGGGTTTAATGTTTTTAAAGCTGCCTTTATTCCTAATAAACCAACACCAACCGAAATTGCCATTTTACCAATTTCAATTAAAATACCTCCTAAAGAACTTAAAAGAGTTTTACCAACAGCACTTAATACATTGTCAGCTGTTGCAAGTGCTGTTCCGATTGCATTTCCTAATCCTGCAAAAGTATCAGCAATAGAAGTAGTTATTATTTGAGTTGCTGAATCGTTAAATTTTAAAAGTGCTTCAGCCATTAAAATAGCATTCTCATTAATAAGGCCTGGTATTTGAACTAAAGATGATTTTATTACGCCAGGTAATTCTTTTATCTTATTTCCAAAGGCATCAACTTGACCATTGAAAACGGCTATTCCATTAACATCAAATAAAGGAGCAGGAATTATTGCATTTGTTACTCCTGTTACTGTTGGAGTTGTATAAGTTTTAACTGGCTTTGCTAATTCTGTTTTTAACTTTATAGAAGCTGCTACATTTTCGTTAATTCTTGAAGTCCATTTAGCTTGTGCTTGAGCATTTTTTTCTAATTCAATAGCATTTTCAGAAAGCTGACTATCTAAATCTTTTATTGCTTTTGTATTTCTAATTGCAGCATTTATAACAAAATCTTGATTTTTACCAGTTGCAGCTAAAGCCGCTGCATTTTTAGAAGCTGAAGATTGTTCTAACTTTGCTTTTTCAGCTAATAATTGTAATTTCTTTTCTTCAAGTTTAAATTCCTCTTGTGATAATTTAACTAATTCGCTTGTGTATGCTTGTGCTTTTGCTTTAGCTATTAATGCTTGAGTAACTCCTTCAACAGCCGTTTTTACATCTCCGTTTAATATTTGTTCCTTTGATAGATTACCAAAATAACCGGGATATGTTTTTTGCAATTCATCAACTGCTATTTTTCTATCTTTCATTGATAGATTAACATTCTGTGCTGATGCTACCAAAGCATTCATTCCAGATATTTCAGTAGCTGAATTTTTTACCGCTTCCTCATTTGCTTTTTTTAATGCTGCACCAAACTCGTCAAAATTTCCTGTTATCTTATCAATAACATCGCCAACTGTTAAACCACTTTGAGCAAGTAAAGTCATTCCAGTAGTAAGAAGTGAAACTCCTAAAAGGATTCCACCTGTACCCATTAAAGAACTTGCCAAAGCTTTTAAAGCTCCGCCTGTGCTTCCTGTTTGTGCTTTTAAGTACGAGAAACTTTCAGCAGTTGCAGTAATGTTGTTACCAATACCAATAATACCAAATGGAGCATCCTGCGCTATTCTACTAAATTGCGTTAATGTATTACCCGCATTGGCAACCTTTGGAGCTGCGGATGCAAAAGTTTGTCCTGTATCTTTAACAGCAGTTTTAAGGCTGTTTAAACTTGCCTTTGCATCTTTAATTTGTGCATTTATTTCAGTTGTATCTAAACCAACTTTTAACCTATCAAGTTTAACCTTTGACAGTTCTTTTATATCAAACTCAACCTCTTTGATTTTCTTTTCAAAGTCGGTAATGTCTGCTCCAATCTCAACTGTTAATTTACCTCCTGCCATTATGCTTTTATTTTTTCTTGATACTTTCTAAATTCATTCATAAACCTCTCTTTCATCTCATCTGTTACACCTGACCTAACTTGCTTTTCATTATTCAAAGGCAAAAACGCTTCTTTTCGTTTAACCATCTTTTTAGGATCTTGATGCGGTGCAATGTAACTCGTCCACATTAACTCCCTTAACTTTTGCCAATCATATAAGTCCTGCCTTTTATATGCAAAAAGTCGAATTTGAAACTCCGCCCACGTCATATCGTAAACCGCTTCCAAACTCGACATTCTTAATTCACCAATGGCAAAAGAAATTACATCCTCGCTCCAGTTTATTTTTTCGTTACTATTTTTTTTTTGCTTTTATCTTCTGGAACATCCTTTGTTAAGGATTGAGTAAACGCTTGAAAAAACGATGTAACTATTTCGCTATCCATTCCAACTTCATCAATCCACTCTGCTACATCAAAAGCATCAAAGTCAGGAAATTCATTTCTACGTTTAAAACCAAAAGCACAACTATAAAACATAATTAACGGAATCCATTTAAAAGGATTCTCTGCTAATTTAGCATCAATCTCATTCATCGCTATGTTTTCGCTTTCGAGTAAATTTCCTAAAAAACCTAATCCGAAATGAAATACACGCTCTTTTTCTCCAATAGTTAAGGTTATTTGTTTCATTAAACGTTAGGATCTGTTAATACTATTGCACCATCACCATCTAAAGTAAGTGAGAAAGTTGTAACCTCGTCACCACTTCCGAAAGTAGCACTTAAATCAGTAATGTAAGCATCACCATAGTATTTTACAGAGTCGTTATCATCAACATTTGTATCAAGTTTCCAAGTTACTAAAGTTTTATCTTGTTGCAATAAAAACAAAGCATCATGTGAAGCTTTCGCACTATCACCTCCAGCAGTAGTAGTGTCGATATATTCACCCTCTGCATCTACTGAATAACTAAATGTACCTGGGGTTTTCTTAACTACACCAGGAAAGCATTTAGTTGTGCTTTCAATCATTGCTAATGTTGTGTTTAATCCATTTGAAGTAAGACAAGCAACAGGCTTATAGGCTGCTGTGTCCCAAATGTAAAGTATTCCTTTTTCGCCTCTTATTGACATATTTTCTATTTTTTATAAATTAATGATTTCAAATTCAAAGATAATAATTTTATTTATATTTATTCTAAATAATTATAAAATTTATTCTAATGTTAAAATTACTCGGATAAAGTTACGATAAACCGTTTGTGTTGTTGTGCTACTGTCTAAATTACTTGGGAACTCATATCTTCGGTTAACAACTGTAAACCCATCAATAGTAACGTTTTCAATTAATGATAAAATATTGTTTTCCATGTCATCGTTAACCAATCTACTACCTACATTTCCCGCACCATTATAAATACAAACAATATCTAAAAGTGTATAAGAAATCCATTGATAATTGCATTTAGTAGCTTTGTCAATCTCTTTGTCCTGTGTTGAAATAAGCACGTATTGAGTTGGATTATCATTGCCGGTTACTTGCATATCATAACAATCATAATCGCCTATTATGGCATCGTATAAAGCTTTCCTAACGTATTTATTTGGATTTACCATATTTCTCTAATACTTTCTTTAATTTCTCTAAATATTCTGTTCTGCCTTGCAATAATGCCGGATATAAATAAGGTCTTGCTCTTAAATTAACTTGCTTTATTCCTTTGCCTTTAAACTTAATGGCCTGGTCCTTTAGTTCGTTTGGAACTTGCACTAATCCACCTGTTCCAAATTCAACGAATGGAGCATAAGGAGCAATAACTCCTCCAGCTTCAATCTTCCAATTTAATGGAGTATCTTTTACCGCTTGTATAGATTGTCCTAATTTACCAAAGTTAGCCGGAGCATAATTTTTAGCGTTCTTTTCAATATTACGAGCCACCAATTCAGTAACTCCTTCAATATCCTTTTCAGCTTCTTTGCCGTACTTTCTTATATTAGCTAAAACACTATTTAAGCCTTTTATTTCCATTAGGTTCTTTGAGTGGCTTGTATTTGAATATCAATATTCTCCAGGTCTATATTTAAGACACTATCAATATTATAAGTAACACTATTATAAACAATGAAATTGTCTTTTATAGAAATACTAATATTTGGATTGTTACGAACTGTAAAAACTGCCTGTACAAAATTATCATTCTGTCCGTTTTCGTTTGTTCTGCTGGATTGTTTTGTAGTTACATTTGACCATAAAGAATAATCCAATTCAGTAGTTACGGTATTACCACCATATCCATCAGCAACAGTTACTGTTTTCCACATTTCAATTAAATTTGTGTATTTTCTACTTTGCATTACAAAAATCTTCTATTAAGATCAATATTAGATAAGACAAAGTCAGGAATAGTATTCATAGCGTTTTTAGTTTCGGAATTGTAAAACCAAAAAATGATTAGTTGCAAAGCACTATCTATTAACTCCGAAGGAATATCATCAACACTTGTATAACCAGTTGTTAAAGTAACCGTATTATTTACCGTTGGAACAATAGCGTATAAAGGTCTGTAAATTATATCTAATTCGGTTTCAGTATTATCAATAGGATAATCGTAAACTTTAACTTGTTGCACTAAAGCACAATCTTTAAAATATACTTTATCACGTGTTTTAAATATGTGATTTGTACGTTTCTCAATATATGAAAGTGCAGAGTTTATCATTCCGGTTATTTCATCATCGGTAACGGTTTGACCTTCATCGATTTTTAAATATAACTTCGCTTGTTCTAAAGAAATAACATCGGTATAATTAGTCATTATTTTTTGCTTTTAGTTTCTTTTACTTCTTTTACTTCTTTTACTTCTTCTATATAACCATCAGTAAGCATTCCTAAAGCTTGTTCTTTAGTTAACTCAATAGTTTGGTCTACTTTATAGTTTTGTTTATTAGAATGAGTGTAAAATGGTTTTAATACTTTAAATGTCATATGGAGTTTATTAATGTATTTATTTAAAATAAAAAAAGCCACCACAATCAAGTAGTGGCTTTAGTTTAAAAAATCTTAATGATTATGCAGTAGCAGTGAAATCACCATAAACAATCGCTAATGGCTGCTCAACAGCTAAAGCAACTTGAGCTTCAATACGAGCTGTGATGTTGTTGTTCACAAAGTTTGTTCCTTCAGTTTCAGAAAACTCTAAAGACAATCCTTCAGTAGTTACTTTGTTTACTCTTGTCCAATCACCTACATAGTATTTGTTAGCAGCTAACCAAGTAGCTTTAAATACTTGAACTCCTGCAACTCTTAAAACTCCAGCTTCGTAAGTAACAGCAGAAGCTAAATCCATTTGAGCAGTTTTCAATATAGAAAGGTAGTCAGTTGGTCTGATAACGATACCATTTACAGTATAGTTTGCATCTTCTAATTTACCAATCTCATTGATAAGCATTCCTGCTTTAGTGTTCCCTGTTATGATTTCAGTTGAATCTGTAGCATCAGCAGCTAATATTGTGTTAAACGCAGTATTTTCAGCTTTCAAATAATCTCTTCTCAATAAATCAGGAATAGCTGAAGTAATGTAAGATAAGTTATTACGCATTTTTTTAGAGTAACGAGCAAAACCAGCGATGAAGTTTGTAGAAACATCAACAGCAGTAAAGTCGTAATCTCTTTGGTTTTTAGCAGAGTTTTCAGAGTTTGCTCCGATTGATCCTTCTCCAGCACCTTCTACTGTATAAGTATAAGTACCACCGTTAATGTTGATGTTACCTGTTAAGTCAGCAACGTTTAACGTTTGAGATGGGAATCTTACAATGTCGAAGTTATAATCTCTTGGCTCTTCTCCAGTAAAGTTAGCAGTAGTCATGTTTCCTACAGCTTTCAATCTGATTTTGTTGTTTTCTCCAACAGTTGCAATTCTTTCAGCGTTATCTTTAATTAAAGATTTGATGTTGTCAACATTTGCGTTAGCTTCAGCTTTAGCTTTTTCTTGAAGTTTTACATCTAATTTGTCAGCGTGATCTTGTACAACTTTCAAGTCAGCAGTAAATTTAGCTTCCAATTCTTCACGTACTGATTTGATATCAGCTTCGAAAGAAGATTTGATTGAAGCAGTTAATTTTGTTTCGAAAGCATCGATTGCGCTTTTTACTTCTGAAGCGGTTTTAGTTTCTAATCCGCTTTTAATGTTTGCCAATTCGGCTAATAATTTTTCGTCCATTTTTATTTTATGTTTAACGAGTTTGTAAATGATTTTAACGTGTCTAATATAAGCGGCTTATCTTCTGGAGTGTTATCTTCTAACGGCTCGTCTGTAAGTGCTTTTAATAATGTTTCGATTTGTTTTAATCTTGCATCGGAATAATCCAAATCGTATGCTTTTGTTATCAATTCCATTAAACCATAATGCGATTTAATAGCTTTTATATTTTGTACTGTACTCAATTCATTAGCTGCCCAACTTGACAAGAATGAATATTCAGCAAGTTTATACTCTGTAATAAGTGATTTGTTTTTGGTATCTCTACTTATTACACGATATCCAATGCTTAACTCCGCATTTAAATTGCTATCATGCATAAGTTTAACATCAGTAAACATATCACGACCTAAATCCTTTTTCATATTGAATTGGGTTGTAGTTAGCAAACCATAAGTATCTTTAGTATCAATAGTTAAAGGAACACCTATCATCATAGTAGGATTGTGATCCTTTAAAACTCTAATACGTTTGAAGTTTTCTGCAACCGTTTTGTTAAACGATCCATAAGCAGAAATATCACCATCGCTGTCTTTAACATTGTAAACATTAGCATAAGCAGTAACAACTCCTTTGCTTTCGTCTAACTCTTTTAAGTCGTATGCTAATTGTTTGAACTCTATTCTATCCATTAAAATTAGTGTTTATAGATACAAAGATATAAATTTTATTTAGACTTAATATAAATAGTATATATTTTTTTTAGAATGTAAAGAAAGTTTGTTTTAAGTCAAAGTAGAATCGCATTGCTAAAGCATCCGAGTAATCGGGTGAATGGCCTATCAACTCCTTTACTTTTTCTTTTGGCAATATCCTCAACTTACCATCTTGATCAATCTTATCTCTTTTAACCTGTTCTAACTCTTTGGTGATGACATCTTGTGTGTCTGCATTATTGCAATCGATAAATAGCTTATTCGCCTGGATCAGTTCTGCAAGTTTATAATAGCATTGTGTTTTTAGGTTTTGATATTCGACATTATTGTTTTCCTCTTTCAATGCTTTGGAGTTATTTACAAATCCTTTGCAACGTACAATATCCACAACACCACCACCAACACCATCTTCATCTGCAATTACGTTAGACAATGGAACTCGATGTTTATTCATTAACGATTTGATTGCTTCGGCAGTTTCTGTAATACTGGACTTATCTAAAGTAAATATCTCAATAACCCGGAAGCCACTCCAAACTAATATAACCATCTTATCACTTCCGTATCGAGCAATATCCGCACTAATATACATATCACCACTATCAACAAAGTCGTTAGTAAATATGTTCTGAATCTTATCAAAGTCGATAAGCCTTGCAGGATCATTGTCGAACTCCCAATTACCATAATATAGCCTTTGCTTACTATTCTCATCCAAAGCAAGTAAACTATCTAAATAGGATAATGGTAAGTTAGGATTGTCAGTTGGAAGCGATTGTATAAACTTTCTCGTTTCTTTTATAGTTCCTGCAGCAGTAGGAATGTAAAACTTTGAATATGTCCAGTTCTTTGCCGGGTTACACGTTCCTAATATCTTTGGTGTTAAGTTATATTCATTTAGTTTATATCTTATCCTGGATGTAACTATTTGCCATGCTTTAAATGAAATTTGATTGCACTCATCTATAAAGGCGCCGGTTATCTCTAACGAACCTAAACTATCGAAGTTTGGATCAGCGGGATATGAATATAAATCCTTTAATAGTATTTCACTTCCATTGGTCCAGGTGATCACTCCCGTTTGACTATTGTAGTTATATGAAGTAGATAGCTTTAAATTGGATGTAAGTTCAAAGAAAGTGTTTAAAGTAGTTTCTTTTAATGTCTTTAGCTTTGACCTTCCCATTAACCAACGAGTTGCCGGATAGGTTTGGCATTGTTCAATAAGCCATAAAACACCGAGAGCGGATTTGCCACCACCGGCAGCTCCGCCATAAAGTATTTCCTTTGTAATATTATCTTTTAAATAATAAACAGCGTGTTCTTGCTTAATTAATAGTTTCATTTGGTTTTATTCCACTACCTAACGATATAACGTTTGTAGTGATTTCACCGGAGTGTTCTTGTTGTACTTTATCGCCAAACATTTTAGGATAATATTTAGAAGCTTTCCATTTTAAAGTTTGGATTAATACGTTTGCTGTACTTGCATCATACAAACCATTTTTACAGCCTTCCCAAATTTCATCGATTTGAGCATCTACACTTTCGCTTTTGTCTTGTATTGAATTTACATACAGGTTCGATAATTCTTGGTTTTCTCTTTTCCATTTACACCAAGTAGAAAAGGCGGGATAATTATCTTTACTTTCTAAAATAGCTTTAATGTTTTGACCATCCGCAATTTTATTGCAAATTTCAATACATAAATCAAAATTATATTCACTTGGTCTTGCCATATCATTTTTTTAAATACGTTAAACCTACCCTTTAAAAGAGTAGGTAAAGAGTAACTTTAATTTACTACTCCCGCTAATTTTTATCCATTAAGTTTCTAATTGCTATATTCTTTTTAACTTCATCGTATAGTTCACCATTGAACTCCAATATGAAATCAGTTCCATTTAAAACCAAACACATTGTCTCACTATCGATTACATAACAGCCATTCACATCAGCTATAACAAAATCGAAATTTCGGTATTCCTGATCATGTTCCGTTTCAATTAAAACACGTGGCTGCTTCATATAACAAAGATATATAAAAAATAATTAGAAAAATGTTTGGTAGTTTATTATAAATAACTATATTTGCTTATTATTAATTATTAAATCAAAAATTATGAAAACATTTTTAAGCAAACAAAAGTACCAAGTTTACGCAATAGGATTTATTGCAGTATATTTTTTAACCCGATTTTTATATTAATTATGAGTATCAGAGCAAAACAAAAGTTCTATAACCAAGCCGTAATACTTGGAATAGATTTAAAGGATTTGGATGTTGAGAAATTAGATTTTTCAGCACCATTGAAACACAAGAGCAGTTTTAAGAAACGAGCTTCAGAAATAAAAGAATTATACAATTATCGATTCCCTGCTTATGTAGAGCCTCGTAGTTTTGATTTCGGATTGTTTAACATTGAATTTAAAAGAAAATGACAGATCAAGAAAAAAAGGAATTAGACTTTGTCTTAAAGACCGCATTAAAAGTTGCTATTGGAATAGCAGTATTGTTTTTTGCATTACTTATTTTATTATGAAAAAGCTAATATTAGAATCGATAAAGGATTTTTGTAATGATAACTATAACTGGTTTGATTACTATATTAACTCCAAATGCTTTGAAATTTACGATGCTGATTTTAATTGTATCGCTGTAGTTGATTTTGAGGTTGAGGTTGAGGTGTATCGTAAGCCATGCACCGGTAATTATTTCAATCCACCGGAGACAGGTGAATGTGATTTTATACTTTACGAGATAACTCTGCATGAAGTTTATAATTCAAAAGGACAATTATTGCCAAACTATAAAGTAAAATTACAAGAGGAATTAGATAACATAAAAGGTAAAATAATATGACAGCAGTAGAATGGTTGGAAAAACAATTAGATATATCCAATGGATATCAAAATAAAATTAAACCATTATTTGAAAAAGCCAAAGAAATGGAAAAGCAACAGATTATCGAAGCTTACGACAAAGGAGAGTTTAATTGTGGGATGAATGAATCAGCAGAAGAATATTATAACAAAACATTTAAAAGATGAAAAAAGAAAAGAATCTCGGAGGCAGACCTAAAGCATTTATTGACGATGTGGCTGTTGTTTTGCCAATATCAGTTCCAAGTAAAGAGCGTGAAAGATTGCGGATAAAATGGAACAAAGATTTGGATGAATTTAGAATTAAAAAATAAATTTGTTTATTAATTATAAATTACTATATTTGCTAAGCAGTTGGTCAGAACTGCTAAACACAAACATAACTAATTCCCTCTGACACTACATACTGACCTATGTTTTGAAAGAGGGATTTTTTATTTAAACTATTATGAAAACACTATTTGACAATTTAAAAGAAGAACACAAATTGCAGTTGGAAGTGATGAAAGAAATTTATCCAAACTCCCACGCAAGATTGGTAAAAGCATTAGAGGATAATTATTTGTATTCTCTGCTGACAATATCAGATGCATATACCTTGATTTTAAACACGAGTAACAAAAGCTTTTCAATAACTAACCTATCAGACCTATTTTATGAGTAATAAAGATTTATTTCAGATGATGAGAGAGCAAGAAGTACAAACACAGAACTTCTTGCCAAACAAAAAAGAGATTCAATTCTCTGCAACCAAATTTATAACTGATGTTATAGATGGCGGAGAAGTTGACAAGTATGAACTCCTGGCACAAGCTAAAAGAATGCAGGAAGCACTTGACGTTATAACTGCTAAAATTTTAGAAGTAGTGCCACAGGAAAACTTTGAGGCATTTGGCCTTAAAGGAACGTTTAGAAATGGTGGTGAAACCATAAACTATAAAGATGATTTTAAATGGTCAGAAATCAAAGAAAAACTAAACGAAAGGGAAATGCTCCTCAAAGTAGCTTTAAAGTCTAATTCAAGCATTTACGATGATGATGGGGTTGAAGTAACACGAGTAAGCACATCACCACGCAAAGATACTTTAGCTATCAGTTGGTAATTAGTAAAAAAAACATTATTTTAGCATATCATAATTAACAGCTCGAAGGTTTCACGAGCTTCTATTGAAACCATAAATAAATAATAATATTATGAGTAATCGCAAACAGGCGTTCCAAACGCCACAATCCAATCCATCAACAAAGTTTATCGAGTGGAAATCAAACGACAAGTGTTTTTCTTACTACGACAAAGAGAAACAAATGAACGTTCAAATCCCTTTACCATTTAAGTTTTTAGTTCTTGATGAACTTCACACCGTAAAAGGTTGGAATGATGCCACAAGTAGCAGCATTTATTCTAATGAGGTTAAATTCATTTCAAAAGAGGAGATGACTGTTAAACCTTTCAAAGGTAATGAAATTGCCAAAGGTCTTTACAAAGACATTAAAGAAAAAATTGTTGCAGCAGGTGGCCATTATACAAGAAGCATTTATGTTATGCTTGAAGATGGATCATTGGCCAATATTCAATTAAAAGGAAGCGCCACACAACAATGGGGTGATTTTACACAAAAGACTCGCTCCAAATTAGCTGATGAGTGGATTATTGTAAAAGATACCAAAGATGGCAAAAAAGGGGCTGTTAAGTTTTCGATGCCAAACTTTGTGTTTGAAAAATCTTTAACGGATAAAGAATGTACAATGGCCGATGAGTGCTTTGACATTTTAGAGGCATACCTTAAAACCTATTTAATTAAAAAAGACATTAACGATATTGAGGTGGTTTTAAATGGAGACATAGCCAATGACTTTAATGAATCACAAGAAGCTTCAGAGTTTGATGATTTAGATTTTTAAATAGCATTCAACACAACTAATTAAACCACCTTAATGGTGGTTTTTTTATTTTAAACCTCGGTTTAAAATTTTAAACTATTTTCAACCAAAAAAACGCATACAACCCTTATAAACATTAAGTTTTAAACCATTTGGTTTAAAATTTTGAATTAAAAAAAAATATTTTATAAAATAATTTTATTAAACAACTTTGAATGTTTTAAACCAAATAGTTTAAAAGTCAATGTTTACAAGGGTTTAAGAGATTTTATTGGTTGAAAATAGTTTAAAATTTTAAACCTTACTTTAAAAAGTAAATTAAATTTAATTTTAATTTAATTAGTTTATATTAAATTTATTTTTTTATATTTGTAAAAAAAATAATTAATTATGACTACAAAAGACAAAATTTTAAAATTAAAAAAAGAAGACAAATCTATTTTGGAAATTTCAAATCTATTAGGTGTATCGATTCAAAATGTTTATCAGCATTTAAGAATTGAAAAAGATAAAAAAGAAAAATCAAATAGAGTGGTTAATTTAACTGATTTAGATATTGAAAGATTATCTGAAAGAATTTATTTAAAAATTTTAAATCATTTTAAATAAAAATTATTACATTTGCTTCTGTAATGTTCTGGTGGGTTCATTACAACTAAAGAATTATTAAAATGTCCTTTAGGGAGTAGTTGCCACCACAACGAAACCTAAAGGATTTTTATTTTAAAAACAAATATGGAAGAATCTAAATTAAAAAAGTTCTACGAAAATTTTTCTTTGATAACAGTATCAGATAACAAAGTTCCTAACTTTATTTGGAAGCAATCTCAAAATGAAAAACAATCCTGGGATAGCTTTATTAAAAATTTTAATTACAAAGGCGGTATAATTAAGAAGGATGGTAAAGAAATCCCTGCAACTACAAATTTTGGAATAGTTACAGGATTTGATTACCTGGAGTGTATTGATGTAGATTTAAAAGTATTTTCAACAGCAAAAGAACAGATTGCATTTTGGACTGAATATATTGCTTATTTAAAAGATAACATATTAGATTTTGAAGATAAGATAGTCGTTTATAAAACTAAAAACGCTGGTTATCATTTACTCTATAAATCAAAACGAGTTGAAGGAAATCTAAAATTAGCAAAACTTAAAGGACATAAAGAAGCTGTAATTGAAACGAGAGGAATAGGTGGTTATATTTTTACGTATCCTGATAACAAAGTTTATAAAAAGAGTTACCATGATATTGATTTTATTAGTGATGAAGATAGAGAGATTATTATTAGTTTTTCTAAAATGTATGACTATCAAGAACCACAAAAAGAAGTAACGGAAACAAAGAAAATTAAAAGTGAATATGTTGAAGGAGAAATATTGCCTTGGGATGATTTTAATCATAAAAACAATATTTACGATATAGTTGCTTCTGAATTTACAATAGTTGGAAATCACAAAGATAAATACATTATAAAAAGATATGGTGGCACTTCACCCCATAGTGGTTATATTTTTAAAAATGATAATATAATGTTTCTTTTTTCAACAGGAACTATATATCCTCATGAAAAACCAATTTCACCTTATACGGCTTATACTTGGCAAAAATTTAATGGTGATTTTAGTGCTTCTGCAAAACAAATTTATATTGATGGTTATGGTAGTAGAAAAGTAAAAAATGAATTAGAGCCTAAAGAAAAAATTATAATAAATAAATCAGACCTTGAATTCCCTATTGATATATTTCCAAAATCAATTCAGTCTTATATTTTAGAATGTAACCAAACTTTAGACAGTTCCATAGATTATATGAGCTGTTCTTTATTATGGCTAACTTCATTAAGTATTGGTAATAGTATGCAAATAGAAGTCAAAAGAGGATGGACTGAAATTGCTACGATTTGGGTGGCTATTGTAGGTAAAGCCGGTATAGGAAAAACACCATCCATATCAAATATTATATTTCCTTTAGAAAAAATTAATAATAGAGAAATAGCTAATTATATTAAAGAATACGAAAAATATGAGTATTACAATGGACTTTCAAAGAAAGATCAAGAAGAGTGCATGGAAGTCAATAAACCTATTAAAAACCAATTTATAGCCAATGATATAACTATTGAAGCTTTAGTTGATTTGCATCAGCAAAGCGATAATTCAGTTGGAGTTTTTAAAGATGAGTTAGCAGGATGGTTTAAAGATATGAATAAATATAAGCCAGGTTCAGATTTAGAGTTTTGGCTATCTACTTGGAGTGGAAAGTCTGTAAATTTAAATAGATTGACAAGAGCCGGATCATTTGTGGCAAAGCCATTAATTCCTGTTTTGGGTGGAATACAACCAAATATTTTTAATTCATTCTATACTGACGACAATAAAGATAATGGGTTTATGGATAGAATGTTATTATCATTTCCTGATTTAACTATTGAAAGTTATAATGAAAATGAAATGAATTATGATACTATTCAATGGTATAGTGATACTATAATTGCTTTTTATGATACTATAAAAAATAAAATTATTAATAGAGATGCTGATGGAGCCATTGTACCTAAAGTTGTTAAATTCAATGCTAAATCCAAATCGGAATGGATGCGAATTTTTAATGAAATAACAGAAATTCAAAACAGCGAAAGCGAAAATGAATATATGAAATCAATGTTGCCAAAGCAAAAGTCTTATATTCCACGCTTCGCTCTTTTAATACACGTTTTTGGCGCAATAGGGCAAACAAATTACAATTTAGATGAAATATCAGTTGATTCTATTTTAAAGGCGGAAAAGCTATCTAAATACTTCATCGCTATGGCTAAAAAAGTAAAAATTGATAGCATTGAAGTTTCAGAAATACGAAAGGTTTTAAAAACTAATGATGGCAAAACTAATAAGGATAAGTTTGCTTTGCTTTATGAAGCCAATAAAAACTTAAATAAAAAAGAAGTATCGGAACAACTTGGCGTTTCATTGCAGATGATTTATAAATATATTAAAGAATTAGATAAATGAGAGAATATGAATACTTATTTGATGTTAATGATAAATTAGTTCATCATTCAGAAGCCATAAGGTTAAATGAATATCGTTTATATCCTGGTGAGCATTTAGATTATATTTATAAGCAAGGACCTGATAGAGCATATTTCGCTAAAAAAATTGAATCTAACAACGATTTCGCTTTTATAGGTGTAAAACAAAATGGAAGTTATTGTGAAAGTCCGGAACATTATAACGCTAAAATGAAAATAGTTCATGAGAAAAAATACTTCGATACTATTTTTAACAAATGGATCGAGTTTGATAATGTAGTTCCCGAATTTTATCACGATATAAAAAAACGACCTGATTTATCTTGTTATGATGCAAATAATAAATTAGTTTGCTGTATTGAGATTTGTTACACAAATGCAAAAACTGAAATAGACATAGAAAAATTAAAACAATTAAAAGTTCCAATAATAGAAATAAATTTAAAAAATGATAACAGATCTAAACATATTGTACTCACAGAAGTACTCGAATCTAACAAACAAAAATATACAGACATTAATTTTAGATTGCGAGAACTTGAACAAGATCAACAGCGAATTGAATCAGAGTATAATAGACTTGCCGATGAATTACAAAAAGGTTTATCAGGAATCACAACAGACGTTAAATACTTTGAAATCAACTTTAAATCAGAAGTCAAAAGAAGACTTGATAAAATTGATAAGTGGTTACAAACAAGATTGCAAAGATTTGGAGTTGAAGCTGATGCAGACCAAAAAATTAAAACTATCGAAAGAGAAATTAAAAGAATTGAAAATGAACGAGAAAAACGAGATTATAGAATTGGAAAACTTGAATCAGAAGTTAAATCTGTTGAATCAAAAATTAATCAAAACAGAAACACTTTTGATAAAATTGCAAAACAAAGCAAAATCGAATGGTTTAGAAATAGCTGGATGAATTACGCACCCCAAAATGTTGTAGAAGAAATTAAATATTGGCTATCGTGAAATTAAGAGATTATCAAATAAGATTATCAAAAGAAGCTGCTGAAATACTGCATCGAAAAAAGATTGTGTACCTGGCGATGGAAGTAAGAACCGGTAAAACAATTACAGCTCTGCAGACTGCTGAATTATTTGCAGCAAAACAAGTGTTGTTTTTAACAAAAAAGAAAGCCATCCCCAGCATTCAAGCGGATTACGACAAATTTGGATTTACTTATCATTTAACTATTGCAAATGATGAAAGTTTACATAAAATTTCATGCAATTTTGATTTAGTCATTCATGATGAACATCACCGATTCGGAGCATTTCCAAAGCCAAACGCAACAGCCAAGCTATTTAAAAAAATGTTTGGACATTTGCCGATGATTTTTTTATCCGGCACTCCAACTGCTGAAAGTTACAGCCAATGGTATCATCAGTTTTGGGTGAGCGATTACAGTCCGTTTGAGCAACCAACTTTTTACAAATGGGCAAATGATTATGTGAATGTAAAAGTAAAGCATTTAGGCCATGGCAAAGTGAATGATTACACAGATGCAAGAAAAAAAGACTTTTGGCATTTAATAAGATATTACATTCTAACTTTTACGCAAGTTGAGGCGGGATTTAGTACGCAAGTAAATGAGAACGTTTTGTATTGTGATATGGATGCAATCACATATAAGATAATTGATAAGCTAAAAAAAGATTTAGTAGTGCAAAATAAAGAAGGCCAACTGATATTAGCTGATACTTCGGTAAAATTACAACAGAAGCTTCATCAGCTTTATAGTGGAACTTGCAAGTTTGAGGATGGAACGAGTAAAGTAATTGACTTAAGTAAGGCAATGTTTATTGATAATCATTTTAAAGGTCAAAAAATAGCCATATTTTACAAATTTGTTGAGGAGTTCAATGCACTTAAAAACATTTTTGGCAATAGATTGACTAACGATTTAGAGGAGTTTAATACAACCGATAAAAACATCGCATTACAAATTGTGAGTGGAAGAGAAGGTATTAGTTTGTCAAAGGCAAAGTATTTGGTTTATTACAATATTGACTTTAGTGCTGTAAGTTATTGGCAAAGCAGGGATAGGCTAACCACAATGGATAGGAAAGTAAATGATGTTTATTGGATATTTAGCAAAGATGGAATTGAAAGCAAGATTTACGCAAGTGTAATTAAGAAAAAAGACTATAACAATGAAACATTTAAACGAGATTTCGGAACAAAAAATACAAACAAAAATAATCAACCGACTCACAAAAGAGGGATGGCTCTGCGTTAAATTAATTAAGACAAATAAGAACGGTATTCCGGATTTGATGTGCCTAAAAGAAGGCATAACAATGTTCATTGAAGTTAAAAGGCCAAATGGAAAATTGAGCGAATTGCAGAAGATAAGAATCAAACAATTAAGAGATTTAGGCTTTGATTGTAAAATTTGGGTTGATTATGATGTAGATTATAATTAAATTAATATATTTGCTGAAGTAGAGTCGTCGCTACAATTAAAAATTTATACAATTCCCGCAATGATAAAGACGACGACCTTTTGATTTGCGGGTTTTTATTTAAAAAATATGAATACATTATCAGTACAGGGATTTAAAATTGACATTAACCACTTTGATACTCAAATATCAAAAAGTGGCAGACCATTTAGATTGAGTGGTGTTGAAATAGTAAGAACTAAACCAGCGCAATGGGTGAATAAGATGCTATTGCATGGAACTATTTACAGCTTCAGATATTTAGATGAGCAAGATGGCTTCTTTGCTTTTGAGTTTGATCCGTTTAACAATTTTATTTCAAAAATATGATTTATACAGTTAGAAATATAGCAGAGTTTTGCGATGTCGATTACGGATTTATAAATAGAATAATTGACTCCAATGAGTTAAGACCTAAACTTATTTGCGGAAACGCAAACGAGAAAAAAGGTTATAGCTTTTACCAACTTTACATCATTAAAGAACTAATTGAACAACTGATCCAAAAGGACATTTATTTAGATTTTGAGAATGAAGAAATTTATACTATTTACGAAAGCAAACTAAATTTTGAATTATGAATATACACGAAAGAATTACCGAAATAAATAGCACTTTAATGCAACTAAATTACAAAGACCAGGAGATATTATCCTTTTGGGATGAGTGTATAAAAATTGCCAAAGATAAACAGCAGATGTTTACTGATGAATTTAAGATTTCTATAAACGGCAAACGATTAGCTGACAAATTAAATGAAAGCTTCGGTTTACAATTATTGCCAAAAATCAAACGAAACATTAAGAACGATATTAAATTTTTAATGTTGGATCAGTCAGGCAAAGTATATGAGTTTAAAGGAATTGTTTTAGACTTTTTAGATAGCGATGTTACTATTGAATTAAATGACTCAACTTTTACCCTTTATTAACTATGAATCAACACAAAATGTATAGATGCATAAGGCTTATGGAATATCTCCAGGAGAAGCCAAGAAATATGTATACAATAGAAAGGTATTTAAATGTAAGTAATAGAACAGTTTACCGCTATCTAAAACTTTATGAAGCACTTGGATATATTGTAAAAAAAGACAAATTTAATAAAGTTGAACTACTAAAACAATAACTATGAACTACCTATTATCAAAAGAGCATTTTTTAGCTCACGACCAACTATTAAACGATTACAAGAATTTAATTTGTCATTATGCAGATTTTAAACTTTATCGCAAAGGCACAGCACAAAGCCACAAAGCAAAGCAGAACTGCCATAAATATCTAATATCAATTCTTGTAAATAAGAATATATTGAAAATTGATACTACTGCTGATGAAACTATGTTGGATGAATTGTTTGACAGGATTAAATAAAAAAAACCCCTTCACGTAAAACGGAAGGGGTTATTAACCTAAACCAAACTATTATGAAGCTCAAATATAAACTTTATATTTTTTATAAGCAAAATAAATTGGTATTAAAATTAAGAACCAAAGAAGCCAACAATAAGACTCTTTACGTTCAGTTTGTTTTACTTCTATTATTTTGTTTCTTTTAACCATCACTACACCCTCTTTTTTTGCTTTGTGTTGGACTTTTACATCTTTATTGATACTTATATTGTTTTTAGTTTTTTTGTGTCTTATTTTAACGTTTTTGTACGTTATTCCATTCACAATCATAGGCAATGAATCAGATATCGGACTAATCTCAATTTCATCGGTTGTTGAACTGTCAAGGATTTTTGTATTGTTCGTTACTCTCGTTTCAGTTTCGAGAGTAATTTTTTCAGTTTTTTGCTCTTGTTCTTTAGTTTCAGACTTGCTTACTTTTCGTGATCCGCAAGAAGTCAAAACTATTGCAGTTATTAAACCTATTACAATAGCTATTAGTAATAAGTCGTTTTTGTTGTCGTTTTGGTTTATTGTCATTCTTCTTCTTTTAAAAGTTCATTTATTGATTCTTGGGCATACCCACAAAAAGATAATAATATTTTAAATTTTTGTATCATATCCCAAATTGTATTATCATCTGGCAATTCCATTGTAATTACTTCTCCATTTGTTTCAACTGTTATTTTCATATCATTACTTTTTATATTAATTAAAACCCTAATTTTTAGGGTTTATCTTTAAACGATTAGTAACTTATATTATACATTTTGTATAATTTTTAGTCTTTTTGTATAAGATATTGTACATTTCAGTTAGTTACATTTTGGAACTAACTTATAAATTAATTTGTATTTTTTGTGTTGGACAACTCATTCGGTGTATATTGTTTTCTTTATGGCAGTATTTACAAATACCATTAGGCCAAAACATATCGCAGTTGTCAGCATCTTCTTATCTGTTAAAACTTCCCCAAGTTTGCCACACTCCCGCTGGAGCTGTAAACCTATGGCAGTATTTACTGCTTGGGCATAAAAAATCGTTGCATTTACTTATATCAGCCATATTACACAATTTTATAATTGATTATTCTCATATTCTTTAATTCATAGTTTAGACAAAACTAAATCTCTTTTTTTAACTGCGTCAAAAATATTATCAAAAGTACCAAAACTTTGTCTAATTCCATTAATTTTTATTCTAACTCTAAATGCTGTTTTATTTTTACTTTTACTAAAATAAATGCAATTTTCTCCAGTAACACTTATTCTGTCTTTTGTAGAATTTATTCTTTTCGTTGTTATTTGTAAATTTGATAAGTCATTATTTAACGGATTGTTATCTATATGATCCACTATAAAATTACCATCAACACCATAATTTAAAAAATAAATACCTAATAATCTATGTATTGTCTTTGTTTTTTTTATTGCTCCATTAACCAATTTTATAACAAAATAACCTTTTTTAGAAACAACATTAGTTAAAACCTTCCCACTTTTTACATTTTTTACTCTACCTAAATTACTTATTTCGTAATTAGGAAAATCATTTAATTTTTTAAATACTTCCATATAATTAAAAACCCACTTATCAAAGGTCGCAGTCTTATCAAAGTGGGAGTTTATTAAGTTCTTATAAGTATCTGCGACAATACATACACAAATATAATTAATTAAACTATAACTCCATTAATAATTCTCATATTTTTTACACTATAATTCCCATCTTTACCAACCAAAACGTGAGCAAAACCACTATTGTAATTGTTATATGGCGCATATTCAGGTTCAAGTCCGCAAAGACAACCTGTTGACCAAGTAGTAGTAACTTCTCCTGATAAATTTTTTTCTGAATGTTCGCTAGTTCTATGTGAATGACCAACTAAAGCCGATTGCTTTGCTTTCATAAACAAACCTCGTGCAGGATTAACAGGCGGTGCAAATCCACCAAACCATTCGTGGCCATGAAGTATTGGAAGCTTACCGGCCATTGCCATTTGCTTATCTTTCACAAGCGTAACTCCGAACTCCCTAAATCGTAAAAGTTGCTCAAGTTTGAAATCATCAATCCCTAATAACTCCGGAGCTTTAATCATCAAATAATCTTCGTATCTTTTTTCGTGATTTCCTATTTTATAGTAAATCGGACATTTGAATAAGTCTTGCATCATTTTTAGAAAACCTCTAACCATTTCTAACTCACCCGCCATATCCCTCAATCGTCTGTCTTTAGTAAATCGACTGCATTGGTAGAAATCTGCGATATCACCGTTTAAGTAGATTGTATTGACTTTGTTTTCTAAACCATAATTAATTGCCAATTCTAAAGCTTTATTGTCCTGGTATGGAAAATGAATATCGCTTAATATCAAAATATTGTTTTGCCCTTTTGGAATTATAAAGGATTCGCACTTTTCATAATCGCTGTTAGGTAGGTCAATTACTCTGCTCATAGATTGTTTTTTTTGGGTTTCTGTACGTTCTCCGATTTTAGAAATAGTCGAATTATTTTTACCATTCTCACCTCTATATCTTCTTACGTTGGTTCTTACGGTTTCAAATGAATTAAAGTCTAATTTATGCTCATCATAAATTAATCTTGCAATAGCCATTGTAGTTGCGTTTGGGAACTTATTAATGAATGATAAAACAATGTCTTTTTTGTAAGTTGCAGCGTTTTGATTGCCTTTTATGCTCATAAGTTTTTAGTTTGGTTTTTCAAACCTACAAAAAAAGTATTGAATAACAATACTTTAAGGAGTAAAATATAAATCAGCTTCTTTTATTCTACGATTAGTTAAGCCTTTTAATGCAACTCCATTAGCCTTGTTCCATCGTAAAAATTCGTTTCTAATA